CAGTTGGTCAGAGCGGTCGGCTCATAACCGATTGGTCCGGGGTTCGAGTCCCTGAAGGCCCACCATACATAGGATGGCCCGGTAGTTCAGTTGGTTAGAATGCTAGCCTGTCACGCTAGAGGTCAGGGGTTCGAGCCCCCTTCGGGTCGCCATTTTTGTTCACCGTTGCTGGTGTAGCTCAATTGGCAGAGCAGCTGATTTGTAATCAGCAGGTTGCGGGTTCGAGTCCCATCACCAGCTCCACCAATTTGCAACTTATATGGACGGGTTCCCGAGCGGCCAAAGGGAGCGGACTGTAAATCCGTTGTCACAGACTACGATGGTTCGAATCCATCCCCGTCCACCATTTTTTTTATTTTGCGGGAATGGCGGAATTGGCAGACGCGTACGGTTCAGGTCCGTATGGGGGCAACTTCATGCAGGTTCAAGTCCTGTTTCCCGCACCATATCGAGTGTTCATAACGGATTTGATGCTATGAACACTCGATTTTTTATGCTTCTTTTGGAGAGCAGGCATTTCGCCTGCTCTCCTTCGTTATGCGGGGATATATTCCACGGCCACGCCCTGTCTCGTTTCGGAGATATAATGGCTTGTCAGAGGCGCTGCCGGGATGTCGATGTACCCCACAAAGCGGTAGTGAATTGCGATTCGCTGTGTTCTACTTTTTCCGACACCCTGCGTTTCGTACACCTCGATATGGTCAATAAGCTCCCGCAGCAGCGGTGCGGTCAGCTCGTCCATCTGCATAAACTTTCGGATGGCAGCGATAAACTTGTCCTTATTGGCCGCTTGCCGCTCCGCCTCCGCAATTTGCTCCCGGAGCTGTGGGATCTTCGCTTTCAAGGCAAGCTGCTCTACATCGTATTCGTGGGTAATTTGCAGGAAGCCCTCGTCGGAAAGAAGCTCTTCCGCATTCTTTTCAAAGGCCTTTTTGTAGAGTCGGGACACGGTTTCTGTTCGCATCCGTGCCTTTTGCAGCTCTCCCTCAAGG